ATTGGTCAATTCTCCGGGAGTTTCAGATACATATAATTGATCTCCAAGAAGCCATGTTTCACCAACTGAACCACCACTACCATCACCACCTCTTGCACGTCCAAATCTGGTAGCAAGACCGACCTCACCATCAGGAATATCCATAGTGGCTACCATAATGGTTCCCTCTACGCCTATCCATACAGATGCGTCTGTTTTCTGTACTGTAGGTAATATGAGACTACCTACCAAGAAACCTGCTTTAGGTCTTAAAACAGTGAGATTATCAAGTTGTCCTCCTGTGTCATTGTAGATAAGAAGGAATATTTCTTGTCCAACCTGCAATACTGGACCTAATCCGGTGTCAATATTGAGGGTATATTCGTTATCATTCCACCAAACGAGACCTTCCAGAACGCCTACAATAGCAGAACCTTGTTTAAATAGAAGTGATTCTACTGCACCTTTCTTACCTGTACCAATATCTAAGGTTGTACCATCCCAAGTGAGATCAGTACTTGTTCCTAACGCACCTGTAGCAACTGCGGTTGTAACGAGTTGTGCTATTGAAGATGCTGCAATAGCTGAGACATTGATATTTGGAGCATTAAATACTCCGGTTGTATAATGAAGTGAAGGAGAGTAGCTAAAATCAGTTCCCCCTGCGTTCATATAAGGCATTTGTCCAACAGTCCCAAGACTGAGTAGTTGAGACAGTTCAGCAAGTGTTTTTGTGCCTGTTACTCCATCTGTAAATTCAAGATTATTCGACCCATCTTTGATAATGGTAGTGCTTCCGTCGATTACGAGTCCACCTGTGGCATTTATAGAGCCTGTGGTTATGATGTTTGTTCCATTGAAAAGGAAAGCTGCACTGTACAGGAAGTCATCTCCACCAGGATTCATATAAGGAACCTGTGTGGTAGTTCCGTAAGAAGCAAGTCCTAAAGATGCTACGCTTCGTTTGGTAAGTAATCCTGTACTATCGTCAATACCAAGAAAATGATCTTCGGTATCATCTGAACCAAGTGTGGGTGCAAAAATTTGACCTGTTTGATTAAATTCCAACATAGTACCTGCACCATTTACATACATCTGTAATGTAGCATTTGCAGGTGTTGCATTATATGCCCAAATCAATCCTCCATAAGTACCGTTTGATTGTCCAAATAGGAATCTGGACTGTCCGGTTAAATGACCAACTGTTAAATCTGTCCTTGATGTCCCTGTAGCATAGTTGAAAGCTGTTCCAACCTGAAGAGAATTTCCTACAAATAGATCATGATCAGTAGTAACAGGACGAGAGTTTGCTCCTACATCTAATGTCAATGAAAATTCTCCATGAGCACTAAATGTCTTTTCTCCTGTAACAGTCTGATTTGTTGTAACAGTCACATAATCTGTAATAACAGAAGCAGCGATTGCAGCAGTTATTACATCATCGTTTACTAAGGCATCGGCTGCACCTGTGAGTGCAGTATCCTCAATATGAACGACTTTTGCTCCTGTTGCTAAGAACAGTTGCATGATCTGAGCCGATGTATTAGCTATAAATGTATCAGTATCTACATCAGAAGCATCAATATTACTAACAGTTAAAAGACCACCTACCCAAGTGAAACCTGATGTGTAGAAAAAGTTGTTTGGACCTGAGTTCATGATCGGTATCTCTCCTGCTAATCCGAAAAGGACTTGTGTAGGTAAAGCGTCAAACACTGCTCCGGAAGTTGGCAAATGAGTGTCGTCATCTGTTAGAGTGGTTTCAATAGTATCAACAGTAGCTCCTGTGGTGAGTTGTAATGAGCCTCCTGTAAAGGTTCCTGCTGAAATATCAAGTGTTACTACGAGATTAGAGTTCAATGCAGTCAGTGTAGTACCATCGTAATACAGTTTGTTATCCTTTATCAACTGTCCGGTCACTAAATCACTGAGTACCAGTAGAGGTGTAGTAGGTGCTATCAGTCCTGCAACATGGATAGTTGATACTTTGAGTGCTCCTGCATCAAAAATTAAAGATGTTGAATATGAGAAATTTGATGCTCCATCAGAAAATGGAATCTTACCAATGCTTCCTATACTGATTACACTGTTAGGTCCGGGAACCCATTCTCCTCCATTCCACGTCAATACTTCAGATAGATTCGGTGCAACAGTGCTTGTATCAACATCAGAATGAGTGTCGATTGATCCGTCAGCAGAAATTTTAAGGGTGTTTAAATCTACTGCAACATCAACTTCATCAATAGCATCTTGGACATTTGTTGCTGCAAGACCTGAACCTGAGTTATCATAGCTTACATCAGCAGCAATAGCACCTCCGGGAGCAGCTTCCCAATAAGTACCGTTGAACGTAAGAACGTCATTGAGAGAAAGAGAGGTAATGTTTACATCAGCATTATCATTTAATACTTTTATAGGAGGAACTCGTACAAATGTATTGTGAAGATTTCCAACATATACATCAAACGTTTTTGCTGGTCCTTCTGTACCTAATTTTGTACAAAGAATGTGAGCACGGAATCTGGTAGTAGCTGGTATTATTATCTCTTCTCTTAGAGTACCAGATACATTGATATTGTATCTCTGAACAGAACTCATGTTTCTAATATCACTCTTCAATACAGCAAGAGGACGTACACCGAGATCACCAACTGGTTCTGATAGTATTCCGGAATCAGTAACTACACCTGCTGAATCAGCAAGATAAATTTCTACAGTAATTATCTCATTTGCTCTACCATCATCTACCTCTACCTCAACTCTTCCGTTATAAGTACCTGCAAAAAATCTTTGAGGAAGTGGAAACGCATCACTGAGAAAGTCACTTGGAAGAGGAAGAGTCTGATTATCATCGACTATTACACTGAGTTGAACACTTCCGACAGTACCTTTATCTTCTAATTTTACTGCATAAAAGGTTGCAGCACCCGATGCTGCATCTCCTGTAAACCATTGATTCTGATGTACGATACCAGCAAGATTCAGTTCACTTACACCAATAGGATAGATCGTGGAAACGAATATAACTCCGTCAGAATTACCCTCTACTGCAACGATACCTATTGCAAATGGATTATCAACAGGTTCAACATTGGTCATCTCTCCGAAACTAACAGGATCGACCCACAAAAGGTCTCCAACTGTCCACGCTGAAGTATCTACACTTTTGACATATCCGTATGTAACGAGCTTGAATTTCCCTGTGACACCACTGACAGCAGTAGTATTCAGTCCAAATGGAATACCTTTACGTAGGTCTCCTGCTCTCGGTCTGCTTACTTTCAGGAAATCAGGATCGGGAATATGTGTCCCAACAACCATATAAACCTTTGGAGTTGACGCTGGTACAGGTGTTAATGTCTCATCAATGACGTTTATAAATACCTCTTGTCCAAGATTTTGAACCTGTCCGTCGGTAGTTGGAGGTAAATAATAGGTATCAGTACCCGGATCGTAGTTTACTGTTGCAACAAATGTAAATTCTAATCCGGTTTCTCCACCGTTTACAGTAGCATATCTACCTGCTTGACCAGTATAATCACTTGGAGTATCGTCCAGTTCAAGAAAACTCTTAGCGTAAGTCAATGCAACTTCATCTATAGCGTCCTGAACATTGGTAGAAATCATTGGAAAAGATGGAGCAAATGTAACAAGTGCAGCAGCATAATCTGCATATTCACCTACCACATCTCCTATACGACCAAAGACTGAATCTACAGGAAAATCTATAAGAGCGTGTATATCTCCGTGATAATACTTCTGTGTGTTTGAATCATAGTGGAGAACGTCATTATTCCCTCTAACCTTATCAACATCAATGAGTTCAATGAGTCTATTTACTCCGGAATAATTAGGAGTAGAAGGAGTTTCCAATAGAATTATACCGTCAGTAGGAACTTGTTCTGGAAGAGGTATTGGATCACTTACCTGAACGATCCCATCTGTCCCAACAAGAACTCCGGGAGAAGGTGTTACTTCCGGAAGCACAATCATAGGCGTTGATCCTACAGGTGGAGTTCCTGCTCCACCACCGAGTTCTATGATAGCCATATTAGTAGTAAAGTTTACTACCATTCTTAACCATGTCGTCAAGAACGATAAGCATATTTATAAGTTCTTCGGTCTTGGCTATAAAAGCAGAGGTTTCGATTGCTGTCAGATACGCTCCCATGAGATCAGTTTCCATGATTTTCCACAGAGCATCACTGTCCTGACAGTCGCACCATGCTGGAATTTGTCGATATTTATCGTACACAGCGACTTTCACCTGACCATAAACGAGAATGGTGACTTCGAGAAGTTGAGTTACTTCAGTAGCACCAAGCTGATCTTCACCAGTATAAGTGACATTGTACTCAAGCGCATACAGACCATCTTCAAGCAACTCATCAGCTCCATCACCAAGTAAATCTGATGTAATGGTAAAAACCAGTTCAGATTGATCTGTAAACGGTCCAGTATTCAGAGCATATAAATCAACTTGATCTTTAACCTGTGCTGTATTTGAAACTCCTGTAACAGTTGTGTCAAGTGTGATAGCAGTAATCTCAGTCACTTTTGCAGTAACTTGTTGGAGTTCCATTGTTCCACTGAGAGCAGCAGCCGATGTAGCTATAAATCGTTCACCAACTAAACCATTTGCAGCACCTATACCAATAAAAAAAGCAGTATTTCCATTGTTATTTACAATCTGATATAGAGTGTTTGTTACAGTAGGAGCAGTTGCTACAAGATTTGGAACAATCGAATAGTCGTAGTTGCTGGTATCTGTCAGAACAATAGCTTTGTTATCGTTCTGCTCTTGATATCCTAAAGACATTGTAAGGTCCATCTTATTTAAGTTTTAACGATTAAAATTAAATAACGTACTAAGATTGATACCTATCTTCACAGCATAGACATTCTGATCACCCTGTCGTCTGTACTGAAAGCCGTAAATTCGGTTATATTTCACCAAATCATAGTCTATTCCAAAGGTAAAGAATTTATCATTACCACCTGCTATTGCAGATAGATAGTGTCCGGTGACATATTTAGGTACTTTTATCGTCGTTATAATAGGCTTATACACAGGCTTTTCCGTAACCGTTTCGATTGTCCGGATCACGGTGCGATAATCCCACTCAATTTTTAGGTCTTCAATGGCTCCCTTTACCATAATATCAACCCACACATTGATCTCCTTTTCCCTGACAAGCGAATCCCTGTAATGGGTGATCGTAGTATCTCTCTCGTCTATTTCGGCTGTCGGGGTACTGGTAGTACTTTCGATCTTAGTAATGTAAACTGTGTCAGTTTTGGTTACAACAGGCTCCATTGGAAGATTTTCAATGGAATCAACGAAAGTGATAAAAGCATTTAAAGAGTCTACAACAGTTTGATTGACAATGACTTTTCCTTCAGGGAGAGGTTTAAATTTGTACACAATCCATCCTCCTACTAACATACCGATAAGTAGAAAAAAGAAAAGTCCTATTGCACTACTCCTTCTCATTCACCTCGATCTCTTTTTGTTTCGTTTTATTCCATCCTGAGCCTGTAAGTAGAGCAGCAAGACCACCTACGAATATTCCTATTCCGGACCACTCTACCGTTTCACCTTTAAATGTCTGTATAACTACATGAACCATAATGCCTATAATTGCGAGAGCGACTGAAATTGAAATTATAGTTAAACTAAATCTCATCGCTGATCCTTTGACTATCGCTTTAGGTTTTGTTCTCATGGTACATATAGTTCAACGTGTGGACGGTCATAAAAGTTGTTATCTGCAAGATCACCATCCTTATCCCAATTCCCTCCCCACCGGACTTTATGAGTAATAACTCCTTGCAGAAACAAGAAGTCACCAGCCATGACCAGAGATGCTGCAATATATGTGAGATGTGGTATATCCCAAATGAGTTCAGGTTTATCTGGTACATACACGCAGAAATCTACTGCAAGAGATGGGTTGTGATTATGCTTTCCTACGATAGCGTAACCATCAATATTGGTCTTCTTCAGTTTAGGTTTAGTCAGTTTCCACCGTCCATCAATAAATTCTCTACCTGATTTGTAGAGTTCATGTTGTCTCTCAACAGGTCGGTATCCCTCTGTGAGGGTAAAATCTACGAGACAATACTTTAATACCCAGTCTATAACTGTTTGTAGATCAGTATGTAAAGTGTCGAATTGTATCTTCGATCTGTTGCCTAAACTATGTGGTAGTAAGCTCATGGTTTCTGACGATTAACTTGTGCAATATACTGCTTCACCTCATCAAGCATATCCTTGATCTCAGCTCTTGTCACATAGGTTTCCTTGATGTCCCGAATATCATGGGTATTGGCATTTATAACCAATACCTTATCGTTCGCAAAATCAATGTGATTATCGAATTTTACAGCTACGATTGCCAGTTCAATTTGCAAGACTTCTGTATTATCGTTCAGCTCCTTTACTCGTCCTAATGCTACAGTCATAATCGACAACAATACCGACAGCAATACCGTATTGACCCATCGTGAGATGTTTTCTTTTTTCACATTCATGGTAGTGTAAAATTGAATATAGAAAAAAAGGGAACATGGGATTTCCATGCTCCCTTTATTATGAAAGGTTGTCGCCTACTATTAGGTTACGTTCCCAACTTGAGCAGAACCGATTCCCCACAGGGTTACGATGATCTGGTCAAGAGCCAAAAGACCGAGACTGTCGGCTTCCGCAGTATTGGATACCAGTGTTCCATCTCCGTTCACGTCCACGTCCCATGCAACCATGATAGTCTTGGGAGACTCGGTTGGAGTTCCCTGAGCAGCCTTGAGGTTATGCTCATGCTCGATAACGAGCGTATCGTACCATGTAGTACCAATTCCATCAGTACGATTCACAACACCTGCTTCAGGGAAGCCTCTGTAAATGAACTCGTCAGACTGAAGTTCTCCTTCAAGATTGGCAATATACTGTCCTGTTCCGACTCCGGGAAAAGCTGCGGTGGTAGTGATGATCGAAGGACCAGCGTTGGCAAAGTCAATCTGAGTGCTCCAAAAGCAAACATTTGACCAGTAGTAACCTGCTTTGAACTCACGATCTACACCGAGAAGTTTCACACCATAACCAGCAGCTAAGGCAGTAGCAGTAGCTACGATAGCCACAGCAGCCTCGGCAGCAACAATAGTGTCACCCTGAAATGCTTGGGAAAGAACTGCGGTTTCACTTGCAGCGTCGATTGACACGACCTTATACAGAACTGCTGTAAGAACAGTGTCGTCCGGACCAACGAGATCGCCAACTGAAAGAACAGCGTCGATGGCAGTTGCAGCAAGAATTACCTTACTCCCCTTTGTAAAGGTAACTGTACCTGTACCAGTTGCAGCAGTCCTTGCTCCACCGTTGGTCATTCCAAAAGTGATATCCTGTTCAGTTTCACGAGAGTAGTTAGCAATCAGACTTGCAACAAGTCCAAGAGCAATAGCCTCCTGAGTATAACTTGCAGCCAGAGAGTTCGACTTATAAAAGCCTTCCTTGATTTTTTGCTGCATGAAACCAGCAGTGGTCTTGTCAAGGATGTTCAACCTGATGGTGTAGATGTTGGTAGCGGCTCCATCAATCGAACCGGAAACACCGTTCCATCCAACATAATCAAGTTGTTGAGTCTCCTTTGCAGTGGGAGTCAGATTGTAATGCTTCACCATGTAAGGAAGAATGATATCGGAATGAATGAGCTTGGTCCCACTCCTTTGAATGAACTTGAATCCTAATGCTGCTTCAGCAGCAGTAGTTGCGTTGTTAAGAACAACGTTTCCGGGAGTTGTAATGACAACTTCACCATCTGCAAGTTGAGTGTAGACGTTGATTAACTCATCTACGACAGCACCCCTTGAAGGGTCTTTTCCGATAAAAAGTTGAGTTACGTTTCTAATTGTGTCCATTGTATATGAGTATTAAGTTAAACTAAAAATATTTTTATTCCTGTTGTTCTTGTATAGTACTGATCTGAAATCCTTTCTCATCCTGAAGTGCAGCGTAGGCAAGTTTAACAGCCTTATCTACAATTGCACGATGTATAATCGGATCAAGTTCACAATTAAGTCCTGTGTGATAATCTACAAACCAAATTCCATCTATAGTATCGTCTGTACCAGCATATACCACATCACTTGTCTCAGGAACAATGATCGCTCTTGGTTTCCGATCAATGTGCAGATGTATAGTCGTGAGGGTAAATGTCCCATCAGTTATATACTCATGTTCTTTTGAGGATTCGTCTGCACTGTCGATCCTCCAAATCTTTCTGATGTTTGGCTTCTTGTAAGGATTGTCCTTATTTATACTGTAGAAGTCATCATCTATTGGGTCTACTTCAATATCAGTAATCGCATTTCCTGCAATTTTATCAAAGTAGAAATTACCTGCTATCAAAGCAATGTCTGCTCTTTCATTACGGACCTTGAGAACAGGATCAGCAACAATGAGTGTTCCAGCTACTCCTGCTTCACTTGTATCTACAGGAGTTTGAGATGATACTGTAAGACTACCCGTTGCAACCTTTTTAACAACATATTCTATATTATTAGCAGTAGTTGTAGCACCTGTAACAGTTATCACATCTCCTTCACGAAATCCAGCAGTTACGAATCCGTTTGCACTATCTTGAATAACATTGGGTCCTGATACAAAACTGAGAGTAGCACCCCCTATAGAAACCTGTAGGGGGGTACTAAACCCGTTTGGATAGTTACCAGCAGTAAATGTCGAAAGGGGAATGACCTGCCTCAGACGAGACATAGCTTTCTTATTCTTCTCATCATAAGCACTGGACTCAAGTATGTCATAGACAAGCTGTTCCTGTGATCTGGTAAGAAATGTAGAAATCTCTTTCGGTACATATCCCGGAGCATCAAAGTTGGTTATGCGATCATATCCAACGTCAAACTCATATTTCATTTGTTCTGCGGTCATGCTATTTTATTTAGCAAGGTCAATCTGATTCTTTATGCGTAAATACTCATCTTGATGTTTGTCATCCTTGAGCCACTGAATACACTGATGAAGACTCTTTCCGAGAGGAACACCATCGACAGTTTCGATGTTAGTTCCTACCATCCTGAGTGATCCTGTTTTCAGACCTCTGTGTACCAGAAGTTTGAAGTCATAATTACCAGCATCCTCAATTACCTCAACAACTCCTGCAAGATCATTGTCGATCAAATCCTGAATATCAGAATAGTAAGTATCCTTATTAGAGTTTTCACTCGGACGCTTACTCTTGGCGTTCTCAAGATAATAGACTGTGAGGAAGTCAAACATTGTGTCTCCTGAAGAATCAATCTTCGAGAGGTACTTGTAAGCCTTCTTCATCAAGTCAGCCTTCCTGATCTTATCAGTAAATTGCTGTCCTTCATGCTGTAAGGCAATCCGGTAAGTACCACTTGCAAGTCTCTTATCCCACTCAGGAGCTACAATACCTCCATCAGGTTGTGAGTTTAACATCAGTACTTTATACTGCAAATACTGTATCGGATCACTTAGGTCAAGAGTCATCAAGATCGTTTTATCAGTTACGATATCATCGGTCTTTCTGACGATTACCCTGAAATCGTGCCAGAAGTTGTCCTTCTTACGGTACGGATTCAGGTCTCCTCCTTCGAGATCAAGATCAGAATTATTTTCAAAGAACTCTCTTTCTTCAACTGTCAAGGGATTCTTCAGTCTACCTGTGTCCTTGTCAATAGGAACCTGAATACCAATACTGGTGTGATCATACATGAACGATCCAGAGTGTCCATCGGGAAGCCACTTCCCCGAACGGAGAATGGGCTTCACGTGAACCTTGGTATTTGGTAGATGAAAAATCTTCTTTTCTTCCTTAACTTCTTGTGCTGCAACAGGTTGTTTAACAGTTGCAACGGCTTCTTCTTCTTTTTTAGCCATTTTTCTTCTTCTTTAAATATGTGAAAGAACTACCCTGTCACCCTCACTTAGAGGATGATAGGCTTATAAGTTGCAGTACGTGTGGGATCGTAAACGATAGCTCCACCAGTGTACGCCCTGTGCTCGGTCCAAGCATCCTTAGGATTACTCATAATCCGGTTGGTCTGACCGATAGTGAAAGGATCTCTCAGTCCAGGCTCATAACCACGGATGTCTCCAAACTTGGCAAGAGCAACTTTCTGAATGTTAGGCTTTCCATCGGAAGTTCCCATGTTCAGGATTTCGTAAACACGACTCTCGGCAAGTCCTTGTCCACCGGGGAAATAAATCTTGTTACGAGCGAAGTCATCTTTCAGAGCATCGTGAACAATGTTCACCTTGATCCCGTTGGGACCGATATACTCTAAGAACTGACCACGGAATCCCATTGGAGCCATTGCTCCGGTAACTCCTTTTCCACCGGAATAAATCCTGTAGTTGTCCCTTGCAGGAGTGTACAGTGAGGTGTAATTTTCGAGAGCCTCATGGAATTGATACATTCCCCATTCTCCTGTCAAGACAGTCACTTCACGTTGTCCCATCACAATCTTACCAACGGTAAGGTCAAGGAGCATTTCAGTGAATTTCTTGATGTCAAAGGAGTTATAGGTATTGTAGTTGGCAGCTTCCATTTGCTGCTTGATACCTGCACCCATTTGCAGAATACGACCCGATTTACCACGTTGAACGTACTTGCCGTCCTTGGTTTTGTTGGTCGTAGAATACATGATCATGTGATTGATCTCATCCTGATACTGCATTTCCAGCTCGTATGAACGGTAGTCCATCCAAGTAGTCATCATCTTCTTCGATACTGGATCGACCCAAGAGAATTTTACTGGACGCTCGATCATGTTGCCGGGAATGGTATCCTGCATACGGATCATGGTAAAGGCGTTCATCATTTTGTAAGGGAACGTGTAATGTACACCTCCACCTTTCACGGACAATTCTTGCTCCACAGGAGAGAAGTCCTTTGAGAAACGTTTTCCCGGTACGAGTTCATCGTAAGGAACAAAGAGATCAGGGTCTCCTGTGTTCAGCTTACATCTGTATCTCCAAAGTCCACCGACATTTACAGGGTCCGCAAGAACCAGAATCGGATATACTTCAAGACGCTCACCGACAATCTGGTTCACATCAGTAAAGTATGCTTCAAAGAAAAACAGGTAAAACTCTCCGTAATTCAGACCTGCTTGTTGTGTAGCAGTCAAAGCAGTACCAGCCTCATCCAAAGAAGCCTTTGCAATAGGAATGTTTTTCTTCCCATTAGTGGTTATGTCCCAAGTAAAATCATCATCACTCGGAAGAGTGAGAGTAGGGAACTGATTAAGATAAGCGTTTACAGTAGCACCAAGATTCGCTTGATGAATCATGGTAGCAACTTTAGACGCTTGTTGAGGCTCAATACCGAACCTGTAACCCAAGTGTGACTTGGTTACGAGACCAGTGATGTCCTCGGATTCATAAAGTTGAAATGGTGAAATTCTCATTTTTGCTTTTTTAGGAGCTTGTTAATACTAAATTTATAGTCGCCTGAAGGCTTTTTCAAACTCATCAAGCTCATCCTCGTTTAATTTCGGCATTACAGTTTTACCTGCAACTGTTTTTTCTCTCGACTCGAACGCAGTACGAAACTCGTCCGTTGCTTTGGTTTTCTGAACCTTTGCGATTTTCGAGAAGTCAGGTTTCATCTGACCATCGTCATCTATATTAAAAAGACCGAGTCCATGATAGTAATGTATCATCATCTCAAAAGCATCAGGATTCTTACTCCTTGTCAGTGTTACAGGGTTGAGAGGATTACCATTTGCATCTTTTGCAATAGGTACAGTCATCGACTGCATAATCTTCTCTCTGGTTGGTTTCGTCAATTTAATTCCGGGAATAATCTCCGGAGTTGTTTCAACCTGTCGCTTCATCCTTGCAACACGCTGACGAATACCATCTTGACGAGCTTGTTCCTGTTGTTGTACTCCCTGTTCAAGATCATCAATTTTCTTCTTGAATCCACTTGAAACTCCTTTGAGAGCTTTCTTTGCTTTCGACCCAAGGTTCTCAAGAGCCTTGTAACCTTCAATCTCTTCAGCAATCTCTTCAGTAGAGAATCCTCTCATTGACAGAGATGTACTTACAACTTCTTCTTGAAGTTTTTCGTCCTCAGCGACCTCATCCTCAGTTAATTTCGAGTACCTTTCAAAGTTGCGTTTCGCAATAGTGTACTCGTCAACTGGAAGACCCTTCTCTTTAGCTTCATATAGAGTCCTGTCCTCATCGGTTAGCGATTGCTTGAAGTTTTCTACACCTGCTTTGACCTGTTCACGAACAGATATAATTGAAAGTTCTTTCAATGCAGCAGCTTCATCTCCATCGTTTCTTTCCTTTAAAGTAGCCCAATCTTCTTCATTAAAATCAAGAAAGACTCCCTCGTTGGCTCTGTCTCGTGCGAAGGCTAAATAAGGCGAAGAAGAAGAAGAATCGCTCGAACCACTACCGGAGGGAGTCTTAGTCTTTTTAGTTTCTTCTGTTTCAGTCTTTTCAATGAACGCTTCCGGTTTATCCGGATCAATAGTTTCCGATGGCGTATCGTCAATCTCGAATGTTCCATCTTCATAAATTGAGGCTACCTCTTCTTCAGGTTTCTTCTCAACTTTTGGTTTCTCTTCAACAGTCTCTACTGCTGGTAATTCTTCTGTGTTGACTTCGATTAACCCGTCGCCAACATTCAGGTCAAAGAGTTGATCTCTTTGGTCTTCGCCTTGTTTCGCCATTTTCTTCTTCCTTTATACAAAATTAGATTTATAAAATACCTAACACAACTTGTTAGGTGTAATTCTTAATTCCTTATAGCTTATTTAGCAGTTTTTACAGGTTTTTGCATCGCTTTTTTCTTGTCAATTACCTCAGTTGCCTTATTGTGACGTACCGTTTCGGAGTGTTTTTGACCTTCAAGAGTATATTTACGATCCATTTCTTCCCAATCTTTCTTGAGTTTTTCTATGGTTTCACGAGCCTTATTAGCAGTATCATCGTTCTCTGCGGAGTCTGCCTGAATCTGAGCGACTGTAATACTGGTTTCACTCTTGATTAGAGTCTCCTGCATCTTCTGCTCACGATCAGCTTGCTTGCTCTGAGCCTCAGCTTGAACAGCTTGCTGCTGAACTTCTATCTGCTGCTGTTGAGCTTGTTGTGCAGTCTGTTCAGCTTGTTCTTCGTAAGCCTCAATTTTTCTCCGTATGCTTGACATTGACTCGGAGAGGTAAATATCCATGAGACCGCTAAAGTTAATCTTGTCGTTCTGAAGTCCTGCCTGAGCAAGCTGTTTCATGGTTGCAACCAGTTCAGCATCATTGGTAGCATTGGAAATCATGATACCGTAATCAGCTTCATTGAATTGCTGACCATCAATCTCAGTAATTACAGAAGCCATTTCATCCGAGATGTACTGCAATTTCTCATGAGATTTGTTTCTCCAAGCATACTTCGCTGTCTCAAGAAGAGTCTCAAGTACACGCAACTTCGTATTGTCGTGCATCATAAACCACTTCTCAGTGATGTGAGAGGACTGAGTAACAGCTCTTTCAATACCTCCGACAGTCTCACGATTCTCAATTTGTCCCTGTCTTTGCTGGTTTACACCAGCGATCTCACCAAGCTCTTGTTTGATAAATCCGAGCATCATTACGTGTTGCTGAATATAGGAACCCATCTCAAGATCGAGAACCTTTGAGTTCTGGTTCATCTGACCTGCAAGTTTCCCTGTAGCAGCACCTTTGTTACCTTCTTTAAATGGGTCTTCAATCGCCCATCCAAGTATCTCAGCATAATACATCCACTTATCCATGTCCCAACCATCAGGGATTCTGGACGTGTCCATGACAGAAATCTTCCCTTTAGATTTTGCAAAGGCAAGTTCAGTTCTGTACATGAATACATTATATAGGTACTGATAAGGTTTCATTCGATCCATAAGCGAACGAGATTGGGAGGTGTTAGTGTTATAGATCGTTCCAACATAACCGCTACCACCTGCTGATTTGTTTCCCATTCTCCGGAATTGGATCGGTCTTGGTCCCCATTTAACATAAATGTCCTCTGCGATACGGGTTCCTTCCCACCATTCGTTGATCCAGAACCACTCAATTTTCTCTCCAAGTTGCTCATTGACTTTATAGTTTTCATCTACAAGTTTTTTCTGAAGTTCGTTCTCTTCGTCGTACCATGAAACCTCACCAACTTTACGCATGGAAACCCAAACGGTTTTTACTACACGAACTTCTCCGTTATCATTATATGCAGCAATGTTTCTTGTAGCAGTATCATCAGGATCAAACATAGCATAATCCCAATCTTGTCCCTGTTGTCCATCAATATCTCCTATAATTTTGACAGGATTTTCTACAGGACGAAACACATCATAGTGAATCATATTGGAGTTTTTCTCTCCTCCGGTCACTCCTTTTTCAATTTGGTCGATCTGAGTAGAAGTGAGATAATCATAGTAATTGTCTATGACCCAACGGATTGGTTGATATGTATCTTCAATAATGATGTCAGCATCTTCAACCTGATATGATTGTCCTGTACGAATAATTGTGAGA